GAAGCACATAAAAAAGATTTAAAAATAAGAACATTTAATATAGAGGAGGTAGAGTAACTTGAATAAACTATTTTTTGATACTGAAACAAGCGGCTTTCCAAGAAAAATTTCCTGCTCACGATGCTTTGGCGGATATTCAGGCAACTTATAGATGTTATAAAACACTTGTAGAAATGGGGGTGATAGTATGACAGCACTTGATACACAGATTGGAGGAGATCATTATAAGAGGTTTAAAATACAGCCAGTAGAGTTTATTACTAAGAATAAGTTAGGCTTTCTTCCGGGATGTATTATTAAGAGAATTTGTAGAAGGAAGGAGAATGATCTTCAGAAGATTAAGCATGAAGTAGATCTTTTGGAGGAGCTTAACTCAATTATAGGAATTGAGAGATCTAAAAGAGCTGAAGATTATTATGACCCAAGAATAGGAACTTTTTCTAAAATTGATAAGCCTAAAGTCTCTATCAGAACCTTTAGCGCGGATCTTATAAGTCTTATTGATACTCAGAATGAATGGAAAGCTGAGGATCTTAAAACTGTTATAAAAGCTCTGATAAAGAATAAATATAACGATTAACCCTAAAAGCCTGAGAGTCCACCACTTCCTCCACTCTTAGGCTTCTTAATATATCTTCCCATAAGAATATCTGCTGCATCTCCACCTCTATCATAAGCTCTATATCCCTTAAGCATAGTTGAGAAACCTGGAGTTCCCAGAAGTCTTGGAAGAGCTGTCATATCTCCCTTACCGAGTTTTACAAGCTGATCTATAACTGCCCCAGAAAGTTCACTTCCAAACTTATACTTACCTCCATAGATAGGAATAAACTCCAATATCTCAGTTGCCGCATTCTTAATTGCTTTAACCTTATCCTTAGTCTGTTCCATAGATTCTTGATATGCTTTAACAGGAGTAGGTATCGGAGATCTCCAACCTGCCTGATCAAATCCTTGGGATATAAAAGCAGATGTTGCTACCCACTGCATAGTTTTTGCTATCTGCTCAGGCTTAGTTATATCAGGATTCTTAATTCCTAATATATGACGAGTAAGATAATCAAAATTAGCTATGGTAAAAGTTTGAAGAGTTGTAATAAACTTTCCTTCGGCAGTTCTTTGAATAGGAGCTCTGGCACTTTTTGCGGCAGATCCTTGGGCACGAATAACTACATCATCCGCAAAGTTTATTCCGTAATTATCTAAGGCTTTCACAGCCTTTTTCCCAGAGAGTTTTTTATATTCAGCAGACTTCTTAAATCTAGCTCTTCCTAAAGCTTCTGCGCCAAGCCAAGTAGTATAAGCTACAATGCTATCAGTGAAAGATAACGGAGCAGTTCCGATTTTCTTAGCAGTCTTTCCTACCTTATGAATCTGCTTCCCAACCTTACCTGGAAATGTAGGAGTTCCAACTAACGCATCAGTAATAGCTGTTTCAGGAGTCCTAACCGTAAGAGCATTTGATAATCTTGCAGCTCTCTTTATCTCAGCAGGACTTAAACTCTTAGTAATTCCCTGTATCATTTTAGGTAATCCTATCTCAGCAATACTATTATTAAGAGATGAGAACTGAACCATAGCACTTCTTGGAGCATAAGTAATATAAGATACTGCCACATTTCCACTCAGCTTTGCCATAGCTCTCTTAGCCTTAGGATTAGTAACAAACATCTCAGGAGTACTTCCCTTCTGATAATCTAACCATTCTCGTAGAAAGTTATAAGTATTCGGAGCATTCTTATAAAGCTCAAACTTAGGTTGAAGAAGTTCATGAAGATATGCTAACGGTTCTGTCTTCCCAATCACATCTCCGGCCATCATTACGTATTGATTAAAGTTTTCAAAAGCATCTAATTTAAGATAGCCAGGAGTATCAGGACCTCCCCGAAACTTCTCATGGCCTTTCATACTTGGAGCTCTGCCTGTCTTATCCATTTGACTTGGAAGTTTCTGAATCTTCTTCAACCCCTTCTGAATACTTTCGAGTCTTCCAAACATAGATAATTTCTCAAGTTCATTAAGCTTACTCAGATCATGTATCCAAGTTGAATAATTCTTTACAGCAGGAAACTCCTTCTGTCCAGAAGCTTTACGAACTTTATTAATCTTAACATAAAGATCCTTATAAACTTCCTGCATCTTATTATAAATCTTCATTTCAGCGGGAGAAAGTTCTGTAACAATCTTTTCCCCCATAGCTTCTAAGCGATCTGCCCCATTCTTCTGCCTACTTATCGCATAATTATCTATTCGCTTAGCACTCTTATCTCTTCCCCAAAAGGGTAAGGTTTTTCTAAGCTTCTGAGATTCAGTCAACAAAGCTTTCTGGATATCTGAACTCCGTTTCTCCCCCTTCATAGCTCTTCTCAAAAAAACTTCTCTAATTGGTTTTCCTAGGGAGGTCATAAGACCTTCTGAGGTAGCCAGATGTCGAATCTTCTCACCCAAAAGTGGCCGGCCTATATCAGGAGCTTCCTCAATAATCTTAGCATCACCTCTTGAAACAGCCGGAGCTTTTCTGCCCTTCCCAAGATTTCGAGCAGGCAGAAGTTGGTTAGGATTCTGATCCTTCTTTAACCACTGAGATTCTATTGGCTCTTTGTTTAAATTTTGAATGAAGGATTTTCCCTCCTTCTTATAATATCCCATTATAAGTTCGTCTGAGATTCCTCTGGCTTTGAGAAGTGCTATAGCATTCTTCGCACTCATTCCCTTAGCTTTTAGAAAATCTGCTGCCTTTTTAAAATCAGCAGGATCAATAGTGATAGCACCTCGTTCACTTTTTAGAATATTATTTATAATAGGATCTGATATTGAAGTAGGCTTCTTATAATCTTCGGATAAAAGACTTGCAGAAGAATGTTTATAAGATCTTAAAGGTCTTTCATATACCTGGTATTCTGATACTATCTTTCTAGCATGTTTTTGAGGGCCTCTTAAGGATCTCTTTGGCATAGGCATATATTTTCGAGGTTGGTAGTAAAATTTATCTACAGGTCGAAAACCTGCCTTTATTAGAAAATTATATATCTCATTAGTAGACTGAATATTTTTTGCCGTAGTCGCATCTTGAATTTTAATTACTAGTTTTCCGCCAGGTTTAAGAAGAGCAAAAAGATTATCAGAGGCTAAATCAAACATCTGCCATAAATGTTCAAGAGACGGAGACGCTCCAAAACGTCCTACTATTTCACCTTTTGCCTTTCCCTTATTAGACGTTACTAAATAATGAGGATCATATAAAATAGACGCCATTGACTTATCTTTAAATGGAATAGATTTTCTATTCGTAATATCCCCAGCTACTGTATCTTCTGTTTGAGGAAATTTATCCATCTTATGCTTAGGAGAAAAACCTACTCTTTTTTCAATCGCGCCTTTTCCATAAGTAACATCTAAATCGAATTTTCCTTTAGTATGCATATACATTAAATCTTCAACTAAGAGTTTCTCATTATGATTAAAGTTTCTTATATATTTATCTTTTACTAATCTCTTCTCAACTCGTGTTAAAAGTTTTAAAGTCTCAGTAACAGGCATAGCAAAAACATCAGGTTTCATTGAGCCTCTTTCATTCCATACAATCTTCTTAATAGTCTCTTTTACAGTTGTAGGATTTATCGTAACAGAACCTTTCTCACTCTTAATCAAATCTAAAAGACCATCCCAGGTAGTTGCCTCAAGAGGCTTTTCTGGCGTATCAACTCTCTCAGATTTCTTAAGATCCTCATCAAGAATATCATCCCAAGTTTCTTGAAGTTTCTGTAATTCCTTATTACTCGGTTTTGATTTCTTTACTTTAGGAGACTTAACTATCCAGCCTTTTCCAGAAGAATCCCTAACAAGCTCTCCCATTAGACCTTGCTCCTGGGCACTCTTTTCTGCAATACTTTTAGTCTTTATAATCTTTCCTTCTGAAGATGTTAGAGGTTTCTGACGAGCCTTATAAGCTTCTATTATATCTGATGTACCTAGATCTGACTTACGTTCTGGAGACGGCATACCAGGAGCTCGACCAGTTTCAGGATCAACTCTTTTCCCCTTAACAGGCTTTCCAGCTTCTTCTAACTTCTGAACTTTCTCAGCTTCCTTTTTTAGAGAAGTTTCTAAATACTTAACAGCCTTAGGATCCTTAAACTCTGCTATACGTACTGCTTGAATTGCGGAGACTATATCTCGTTGAGTAAGTCCAAAATCTTTTAAATCTTCTTTAAAATATTCTCCTTTCTTTAGTTCTGTTAGAATTTCTCTGGAAGTCTTTTTCTCCCCAAGTAGTTCTTTAACACTATCATAGATTCCCATATCCTGAGCAGTTTCTAGATTTGCCTCATGTTCTACTTGAGCTCTTTTAGAGAGTTTGAGCTCAGGAGCTTTAGGCATCTCTGAAATTATAGGTTCAGATTTAACAGGAGCTTTAGGAAGCTCAGAAGTCTCAAGAGTCTTAGGTACTTCAGGAACTTTCCTCTTCGCAGACCCTTCATTCTTATAACGCTCTATCGCCTCTCTATATAACTGTCCATGCTGAGCTTCCATAAAAGAATCTGATAAATTTCCAGCAGCTCTTAGATCATCAGCCCTCTTCTTGGAATATTCTCTATAAAGTTCTATATCCTTCATCTGTTCTTTTGTCGCTGATTCTGTATACTTATAAGCATCTCCAGTAGTCTTAAACTTTGGAACTCTATCAATCATAGCTTGAGTTTCTTTAGCTTGTATATCCTTAACAGACTCCTTTACAGGTTCTCCCCTACGTTTCTTAGCCTTATTAAGAGTATCTAAAGTCATCTTAATTGGAGCCGGTTTCTCAACTAGAGATAACTCAGGAGTATCCTTAGCAGCCTCAGCGAATTCTATAATACGGTCTTTAGGAATCTTAGGAAGCTTCATAGGTTTAGCACTCTTTACATAACCAGGATCAGCTGGAGCAAATTCATTAACCTTTAACCCTGCCTCATATTTGGAGGTCTCTAATTCCCACTCTGCCTGAAGAACTGCTTCATATTCATTAACCTTTTTCTGAAAAGCTGTATCATACTTAGAAGGAGTTTTAGATCCCTGAGCCTCTTTAAGAATTGCATCTAATTCTGCCGCCACTTTCTGTGCTCTTGCCCCTCGCGCATTCTTAGTAATCTCTGTTACTTTATCAACAAGTCTCTTACCACCTAAATGTCCGAGCCTGCACATTCCTAAAGTAAGGATCTGTTCAGAAAGCCATCCAGCATTAGGTCCGTAATACTTAGTCATATCCTCACCAATTTTTCTAGGCCCTGTAAACAGCCAGTGGAATACATCTCCTACAGGTTTTAGAGTATCCTTAGCTAACTGAGACTTCGGGGGAGGTAATAATCCTGGAAGCCAATGTTGAGTATCCTCAACCTTTTCTAATACCTCCTCAGGAGATCTCTATTCTAAAAAGCCCTCGATCG